ATATGGCTTGGTAAACAGCTTCTGGGCCAATCAGACAAGCAGGAGATAACCACAACAGACCTGCCAGAAGGCTTCAATGTTGAACTCCTTTAAACTACTACAACACCAGTTAGATTATGTGCTATCAGATGCCAAGTATCCGTTCTTGCTTGGTGGCTACGGATCAGGCAAGACTGTAGGCTTCTGTGTCTTTGCCTTGCGACAATGTGCCAAGAATCCAGGCAAACGCATACTCCTGGCAGAACCAACGTATCCGATGATCCGTGATGTATTACAGCCATGCTTTGAGGATATAGTAAGACAGCTTGGCTTTAGTTATGAATATTCAGCAACAGAAATGAAGTATCGTGTTATATGGAAGAAAGGCTGGTGTGATGTGCTTATGCGATCAGCGGAGAACTACCAACGCTGGGCAGGTCTGAATCTGGCTGCTGCTGGTATAGATGAGGCAGATCAATTAAAAGATGACAGGCCCTGGAAGATGTTGCTGGCCAGACTGCGTGATGGCAATACACTTACTGGATTCGGTAGTGGTACGCCTGAAGGATTCAAGTTTGTTTACAAGTATTGGGAAGATGATCCGAATCCAGGCTATAAGTTGGTGCGTGGAAAAACAACAGACAACACCATGCTGCCAGAGGAGTTTATACAGAGCCTGAAAGAGAACTACGATGAAACACTGCTCCGTGCTTATTTATCAGGCGAATTTGTAAATTTGCAATCAGGTGCCACTTACTACAATTTCGAGAGGATAAAAAATGTCAAAGCAAATACCTATAATCCTGCCCTACCAGTTGGAATTGGAATCGACTTCAATGTCGTGCCTTGTGCAGCTTCCTTATTTCACTACTCCGAACACAACAGCCCGAAGGTACGGGTATTCGCAGAAATTGAACTACACCATAGTGGAGGGGCAGAAGTAATGACTGAACGGATGGTGCAGGAGATTAAGTCACGTTATCCGAACAATAAATACATTGCATATCCAGATCCTGCTGGTGGATCAAGGCATACCTCCTCATTATATACTGACCATGATCTGTTAAGGCAAGGTTCGTTTGAGGTAAGGGTAAAACCTAAAGCACCAAGAGTTGTTGATAGTGTTAATGCAGTTAATAAGGCATTTGAGAAGGATATAATTATTGATCCAAGTTGTAAAGGATTAATAACTGATTTAGAGCAAACAGCCAATAAACCAGGTACTCGTGATATAGACAAAAGCGATAAAGAAAGAACGCATTTCAGCGATGGATTGAGATATTTTATTGATTTTGAGATGCCTATTACGAAGCCTATAATGGGGAGTATAGCAAGATGATACCATCAACAGCACAGTTAGCAGTAGAGATGAGCAGGATAGACTGGCAACAAGGCGAGAAAAGGAATTGGCAGAAGTCCAGAGATACGGCTTATAACTATTACAAGGGCAGGACTGAAGCATATACAGAGGCATACTTCTCCGATAGTCTGAACAAGCAGATACCATGTCCTAATATAAACATCACCAAGCGTGTTATAGATCGTATCAGCCTGGTGTATATGAAAGCACCGATCCGTGAGTATTCCAATGAGAATACGCCAGATTTCTTCTATCAGAAAGACCATAAGCTGCAAAGGGCTGAACGCCTATGCAATTTATTGGAATGTATATTGATTAAACCAACATGGAAAAATGAACGCATGGAATACTTTATTATCCGTGATTGGGAGCCGATGTTTGACGATGATCCACTAAATCCGTATGCTATCACCTATCCATTGCAGGTTCGTTCACAGGTTATGGACACAACACCAGAACTATGGGCATACTGGGATTCAGAGCATCAGTTCATTTACGAGAAAGGCACAGGCAAGAAGATCATCCAGGAAGATAATCCAGAGATGATAAACTTTTACGGGATCCTGCCATTTGTTAAGTGCTATAGGGATGGACAACCAGAGAGTAGCTACTTTGATACAGATGCTTCACCAGATTTAATCGCAACAAATACTGCAATAAATGTAGCTGAATATAACAAAAATGCGAATATTATGTTCCAATCCTTTGGTTTTGGATTTATAACAGGAAGCAACATTGAAAAGGAAAAGCTGGATATAGGACAGGATAAGTGGTCATTCCTGGGCCATGATGGATCACTTAACATGGTATCGCCACCTAACAGCGTACCTGCTCTTGTTGAAAGCATAGAATCAGCATATAAGATGTTAGCACAGAACTATCACCTGTCCATATCATTTGTAGATGGAACAAGTGCTGCATCAGGTGTGGCATTACGTCTACGCAACCAGGAGCTTATGGATTCCAGGCGATCCGATGTAGAAAGGTGGAAAACTATAGAAAAAAGTCTGTTTGAAGTAGAGGAACGGATATTAATAATTGAAACAGGCAGAGATGCAGGATTCTTGCTTGGTCTTGACTATGAGGAATCTACAGAGATACTATCAGACCAGGAACAGCGTGAGAAGTGGGACTGGGAACTATCACATGGTCTTATTGATGAGGCCGATATACTGATGCAAAAGGATGCTGATAAATATCCAGAACGTGCAGATGCTGAAGAATATTTAGCCCAAAGGTCAGGTGTGGAGGAGGGGGCTGAAGATGCCACTTCTCCACTACTGGCAGCACTTACAACACCTGTATAGATGGCTGATCAGGACTATATAAGAAGAACTGTAGAAGAATTAGCATCTAAATTCAGATTGGCACAGGAAGAAGCTGTATCTGCTATGCTTGGACTTGTAGAGGGTAAATCTAATGCAGAAGCTATTGCTATATTGAATGAATTAGATGTAGGTGCTGTTATGAGAGCAAAGACATCAGGAATTGTATCAACATATACAGCAGGTAATGCAGGAACACTATTAAGCAAGGAAATGTTTGGAGGTATAACAGAATCTACATTAAGGGCATTACTTACACAATCAGAGCAATATCTTACAGGTGAAATAACTGCTATGGCTAATGTAGTAAAACAAGAAGTTATTGCAGGGATAATGAACAATAATACTTTAGATGAAATACTTGTATCTGTAGGTAGGCATGGATATGCTGCTGATGTAGGGATGACAAGAATAATAAGTGATGGGCTAAACAACTATTCCAGAGCAGTTACAAGAATGATGATGGATGAAGCACCTTCTAATACTAAATATATCTATGTAGGCCCAGCAGATGAAAAGACACGAGATTTCTGTTTATCTGCGATTCAAGCAGGTGCAATTACTATGGCAGAAATTAAATCTATGGGATGGACATCTTCGCTTACAAGTGGTGGTGGAACAAATTGCAGACATGGATGGGAGCCGATGTCAAGAGATGTTAGAGGTCAATTCTACCAGAAAGAAGAAGCAGAGGAGATATTAAATGCTTGATGCGAAGTTCTGGAAATCAGTTGGCATTGATACTGTGGCCTGTTATAGAAGGCATATATTCGATCCAGATGGCGGTGGAACAGGTGCAAAAGATGTGTTCGGAATATCATATAAAAGTTATAGTGATAAATATCGAGAAGCAAAGAAAACTGGCAAACTTAAAAGACAAGCGTCATCATTTAAAGATTCAAAAGCACCTGTATTAACATCAGATTTGGCAAGAGATTTTAAAGCATTTAGTTCAAGTTCTACTGGCTTTGGTTTTGGTGCTATATCACAAAGGGGAAAAGTAAAAAGCCTGGCAAAGATGGGTAGGGTTATATATACGGATGCAAAGCCATTGCCAGATAAATGTGCTGAATTTCTTATGGATGAAATGACAAAAGATGTGAAGGGTGCATTTAAAAAGATACGGAAAAAGATAAAGCGTAAAAAAATTAATATTAACATTGGTAAATAATTCAGTAGATTTGAAGTATAACTTTAACTCACAAAAGAGGTATTAAATGGAAACTGAACAAACAAATACACCAACTGCTGAAGATAACAGCGTACCAAATCCCAGCACACAAGCTGATGATAAAAATGATGTGCCTTATACAAGGTTTCAAGAAAAAAATGCACAATGGAAAGAGAGGGGTGAGGTAATAGACAAAATAACTGCTGAAAATGCCGAGCTAAAGGCGAAACAGGAAGATGCAAGGCAAAAAGCATTAAAGGATGCAGGGGATATTGAAACCCTTTTACAAGAATCTCAATCCAAAAATGTAAAATATGAAGAAACTCTAAAAAAACAAGGCGAAGAATTAGGTGCTTTCCGTCAGGGGCTTGTAGATCAAGTGCCAGAGGAAAGAAGGGTGTACACCGAAGGTATGAATATGGCAACCTTGCAGAAGTTTGTTGCAGATGAACAAGTAACTGCAAACGCAGGAAAAACCGATTCATCCAGAGCAGGAACAACTGCTAAAGGTGATTTCGGTGGATATAGTTCCTATGCTGAATGGGCGACCAAAGACCCTAAAGGTTATGAACAAGCGAATGGAATAGTTGGTAATCAAGGAAACCAATTTAATGTTGGAGGTTAGTGAGCAAAATAAAACCTAATGATGGTGGACATACACCTTTTGGTGTAGATATTGATCCAAAGAAGGATTTGGTTCATAATACCAATGAAGATGGTTCTCATGATGCTTATTTTAAAAACTCCAAGATGAGATATGGCGATTACATAAATGAACTTGAGCATAGATTCCACAAGAAAGATCAGGGCAAAGATTATGCCTCGAGATCAATCGGGTTGTTTGGTGGCTTTGGTAAAGGAACTCTAAATAAAAATTAATAATCCTACCCGAAGATGACTTGTGTCATAGCTGAAGATGGATAAATTTTAGGAGTTAGGAATGGCATTAACAAGTGCAGCAACTAACATAACAGCATCAGCTACTATAGTTGGTGGTGTCGGTAAAGTATTGGGCGATGCAGTTATCGCTTTCAATAAAGTAAATGTAATAGCACCTTTGGTAGCATCAAGACCTGCTGTTGTAGGTGCAAAGACTGTTGAATGGGCTGACTGGCTCGTAGCTTCTTATGCAGATGTTACAGCAGCAACTGAAGCAACCAATACAACAGCACAGGCCCTCACAACCGCAGCACGTACTGCAACCCTATCTGAACACGTTATTCAGGTAGATATTTCTGATCTTGCTGAACAGGGATATGGTGCTGGTGGTAGTCTTGGTGGAAATGCAGGTGCAGTAATTGGAAATGCAATAGCTGCTCGTTTAGATAACGACCTGGCAGCACTTTTTGCAGCTGGTAATTTTACTAATTCTGTAGCAGCAGCAAGTTCAACGATGGATGTAGGTGATATTTTTGAAGCCTTACGATTCCTCCATGCTAATCAGGCTCCTGCTCCTCTTAATCTTGTTCTTGGAACTCAACAAACCTGGGGGCCAAAAGGATTAAGATTAATGATACAGGGTCATGCAACATCACCAACTACAACAAACTTGATGGGTGGTTCTTCTATTGGTGAAGCATTATCTGTTAATGGATTTGTTACCAAATTCGCAGGGTTTGATGTTTATTCAACTCCTGAAATTGTTGAAGATGGTAATAATGATGAAGCTGGATGTGCATTTAGTCGCAATGTATTAGGCTTTGCTACTGGTTCTAAAGGTATAATTTCTGTAGAAACACAGAGAGATGCTTCTGCTCGTGTGACAGAGTATGTAGGAACTGGTGTTTGGGGTGAAACGATCATCAAAGAGTTATATGGTGTAAGTATTACATCAGATGTTTCATAAATAATAATCAAATATGAGGGTGGGGAATCGAGGCTCTGCCCTCATATTGAACAAGGAGATTTAAAGATGGCAGATATATATTATAAAAAACCAAGCGGTGAGGTATTTAAGTATCAAGCAGGTCGTATGAAAAAATCATCTTGTGATGAAAAATACACATTATGTGATCTCAATGGAAAAGAAGTAAAGAAAGAAACAAAGAAAGCCAAAAAATAGTAATATCTTCAAGGCTCATTCACAGTTCAACCATTAACTTTAGAGAGGAAGAAAATCAATGGCAGACACACTTATTAGACAATATAGCGTACAAGAAAGACTTGGTAAGATGGATGTTGATGTTATAACCTTGACACCAGCCACTACAACAGCAGAATGTGTGGTAGGAGATGTAATATTCCAAGCAGATGAATTAACTAATCTTGTATCCGTACCAGCAGGGACTTGCATAGTTCAATCCATAGGGGTACTGGATGATGATGATAATGGACAGCCAATAGATATAGTATTTATGGATACAACAGGATTGCTTGATGCAACTTCTGCTGGTGGCACAGCAATAGATGCTGCTGATGGTGCTATTCCTGATGCTATACTTGGTGTCGTTAGTATTACTAATTATTTTGATGGCATAGCTTGGCAGTATGGTCATAAAGAAAATATAGGATTAACATTAAAGGCAGCTTCGGGTGCTACAAGCATATATGTATCTGCGGTTAATAGGGGTGCAACTGCTACATGGACTGCTGCTGGTCTGCGATTACAAATCGGTGTCGTTAAAGATTAATGTTCCCATCTCGTAGAATCATAACATCAGGTGGCGATGTATATCGTGACCAATATTCACTTGCCTTCGATGGGACGGATGATAAAGTAGATTTAGGTTCGGATAAACCAAATG